GATGATTCAGTTTCATAAACCAACGTATGCTCATCATCGTACTTATCGTACTCAAGGCCAAACAGGGCATTAAGACCCGGCAGGAGTTCCTTGAGCATCTGGGCGCGTGAAATAGCCATATCTCAGTTCTCCTATATGCCAGTCGCGTTACGATAAAGATGCATTCCAGCGTTAAACGCTACAAGCACATCAGTATAAGTATCGCCAACTGTACTGGTGGGGCCGTCAACAAACTCGACAATACGCAAAGGTAAAGTGTTTGTTGTTGCCGCTGTTGATGAATCCACAGCATTCTTGCTGCGGCCAATTGTGGTAGAACCAGCAGTTTGCACTACTGCCACGTTGTTTCCAAGAGTGGTCTGGGCGAGTGAAGCATCGCCTTGCATTCTCATAACAACATCAGGATCATCAAGGACATAAGCCATGATGTCTGTTGCTGTTGTAGAAGCTGTCCACATCTGTGAAAACGTCTTCTGATTAGTGGTAGGGTCAGTATACGAGCATCCCATAAATACACCAATAGGTGTCAAAGTGGCTGTACCCGAATCTTTTTCAACCGTACCCGCACTAACCAACTTTAGGAAGTCACCATAAAAAATGCTAGTTCCATAGGAATTAGTCACTTTCAAGTGGCGAACCTTGCCAGTGAAAGAACCGCAAGAGGAAAGACCTCCTACTGGCTCCGCACCGCTAGGGGTTGCTGAAGTAGCCATAATGTTTCTCCATTTGCTACATTAAAGATATAGAGTAAAGCGAGTAATCGCTAACTCCGTCCAAAGGTTGTGCGAGTATTACGCTCTGGTTTTAATAGAGGCATTCTCGGATCGTTTTCCTTCATGAAGCTATTGTCTACAGACTCCATCTGCTGATTAGCTACATTTCTGTAGTATTCACCTCGTTGTCTCATTTCTTCTTCGGGAGCCTTACAGAGAAGCAAACCGCCTATCTCTATATTCCCGTCAAATCGAGACTCGATGTCTGACATGACATGCATTTCGGGTTTTTCATCAGCCTTGACAGGAACCCATCCCTCACGGAATTTCTGAGATACGTTGGTATTATCAGCGTGTCCCAAAGTGCTGGTTCTTACCCAGCGGAATACCCATCCATCTTCTGGGTCTGGAGTTGGCAGCACGGATGCTGGCAACCAAGAACTACCCGGTCTTTTGCTTGCTTCACGGTCTTCAATAGACCTTGGAGTGCGCTTTTGCTCATCTGCCATCAGCCATTCCTCGTCTTGATTTAAAGTTTCATTATCTTGAGTCATAGGATTGCATCCTTTTCTACTTGTCTGGCATATTGCTCGTTTGTTAAACCAAGTCTTTTAGCGAGATGGACTTGGCGCCCCGTTAACTTCACTTTGCGCGGTCTTGCACCATTACTTCTTGTGGACGGTGCGACAACCGTGTTAGTTCTTCGAGAGGTCGAAGAGGTGTTTTGGGAATTACCCGATCCCCCATCGAAGTATTCAGGAAATTTTGAACGCATCGTTGTATCGATAGCTTCAAAATACTCATCTGAATTTGGATCAAAGCCTTCATCCTTGACAATTCTTGCATGGACACCATACGCCAAAGCGGTCATGTCCTTGTGCTTGTCATCACCAAACCAAGGGTTATCTTCTGCCCATTGTCTGGCTTTAACTGTCGGTTCTGCTGGCTTTTGCTGCGGAGGCGGGGGTTGAGCCTGAGATGGCTGTTGCACCTGCTGCCGCATGTACTCTTCTTGCTGCTGATACCTGCTTTGTACCGCAGCCTGCTGCCTTTCGGCTTCAGTTAATTCTGCTTGAGCTTTTATTAAAGCTTCTTGAGCAGCAATTACCTTTTCGGTTTCTCCTGCTTCATAAGCTTCTCTGTATTGAGATTTAGCTTGCTCAACCGACAGACCCGCTCTTTCTTTGATCTGGTTTACAAGGACACCTTCTCCCTGATTGATAACAGTCTGGAAATGCTGGTTCTGACTATTAACCTGTTGAGCGTATTTAACCGCTTCTTCTCTTAACCTTTCCGCATCTTCTTTAGCTCTGCGTTCTTCGTGAAAATCATATTTGAGTTTGTTGATGCGCTTCTTTACCTTGTCGCTATACCCCGACAATTCTTCATCATCGTCATCTTTAGTATTTTGAGATCGAGGTGGCCTTCTATCTTCTGGCGCACGGTCATCAACAACTTCGATTTCTAAATCCGAATTTGTTTCTTTTTGCTGATTTTGCTCTTCCAGCTTTTCTTGGACAGATTTAACAACTTGGTGTTTGACTCCAAGAAACTTGTCCTCAAAGGACATAGGAGCTTCTTCTTGAACCTGCTCTGCTTCACTCATATCTTTTCTAGCCCCCTTGGATCATCAATCACAGCTTCTACGCTGTCATCATTGATTAAGCGAAATTCCTTGCCATGAATTTTAAATCGAGTTCCAGAGTAAGACCTCATCAGTATGAGCTCTCCTTCTTTGCAGTACGGCCCGTTAGGAAACCGTTTTTTATCTGCATAAGCATCTGGCCCTAGTTTTAAAACCATGCCATACATAGCTCCAACTTCTTCAAGCTGTCTGGTTACTGTTGCCTTGATAATGCCGCCTTCGGTCTTTTCTTCAGAGCCGGGCATTGCAATCAGGATCTTGTAACCTCTAGGTTCTGGAAGTTGTTTCGCTTTTTCTGCGCTTTCCTCCTCTGAGGGTTCTAGCTTTTCTGCTGCACTCATTGTCATTTCCTGCACTGGAATAAGCGTCCAGAGTCGCTTGCGTCATTATGACGAATTACTGCTCCTCAAGTCTTTTGTTGAGGTCTAATATTTCTCTTTCTGCTAACGCAAGTCCTTTAATAACTCCGCAAGCATGAGTGTATTCACTGTGATCTTTACAGGAACCAGTAGCGATATGGTCTGTTACCTGATTCATTTCCCTGCGTAGCGAATCTCTTAAAGCTTCTAAAAGGTTGTTAGAAACACGATCAGTCATTCCTTCTTACCTTCTCTAAAGTAATATCTTTAACAAGATCAATGCCTTGCTTGAAGGCATCTGCCTCTTTCTCTGTCATTACTCTTTGTTCTTCAGTCTCGGCTTTAAGGTTATCCGCAGCTATCTTGGCTGCAATTCTTGCTGTTTCAATACGCTCGTTCTGATCCAGACGCTGGAGTTCAAGCTCTTTCTGATCCACTGCCTTACCCATTGCCATCTGCACTTTAGCCATCTCAAGCTGGGCTTTGCCCTGAAGCTCTGCTTCTTTAAGCTGAAGCTCTTTCTGTTGCATCTGTATAACAGGATCTTTCATTTGCTCCATCTGTTGTTGCATTTGTGCTTCTTGTTGGGCTTTCCCGGTAAGCTGGGCTGAAGCAGGAGCTGCCAGTCTGGAGATTCTAAGCTCTATATCTTCTGGTAATGGCTCATTCGGGGGCGGAAGCTCTACACCCAGCTCTTTTTCAATGCCTGCACGGTACGCAAACGCTACATGTTCCTGAATATGCGCTGCCATAGACGCTTCAATCATCTTAGCCTGCGGTGCGCGACTCATTAACTCCATAATCTTCGGATTTTGTGCCGCAGACAGGTGTGTTTGGATGTGTGCTTCGTGATCTTGGTAAATAAACGCCTTAACAGGCTTGCCATTAAGGATATCCATGTTTTCAGAGACAGGATCAATGGGTTTCAAGTCCTTATCTGTCGGAATTATCTCATCTGCGTCCCGAATGCCAAGAATTTCAATCATTTGACGGTGTAAAAGAGGCATATCGTACATTTGAGGGGCTTGAGATGCTAATTGTAGTGCCGCTTGGTACTGCATGATGCGTTGAGCCATCGTTCCAGCGTTAGGATCGCTAACCGGGATGACATCTACACGGTCATCGAAGTCTTCAGAGGTAACTTCTTCCCCTTCAAGCTCATATGGGTACGTTTCAGGACCAAAATCACGGATAATTTCTGCTAAAATCCTGATTTCCTGCCCCATCGAATGGTGAACTCTTGCCTGAACTGCGCTCATCACCTTCATTTCTCGTTCCAGTACCGCTAAAGTCGTACCTACCGGGGCTTCGCCATTGATGTCTGCTGCCTTTACATCCGCTGCTGATGCGAATCTACGTCCTTCATTGACAATATCGCCCAGAAGCTGATACAGGACGTTAGAAGGCTCCTTGTAAGGCATGAATGTGATGTTATCCTTGATCGCACCACCGGGAACATCCACATCACGGAACTCACCGGGCATAATCGGGGTCTCATCACCCTTGATTCTAAGACCTCTGGCCTTCAATCCACCCGGTAAATTGGATAATGTGCCTGCATCGACTAGCTGTCTCAGCAATGAAGTGGCTGATTGGGACAATCCACCGATCATATGCACTAAACCAAAGCCGTAAAAGCCGAATCCGGGGAGATATTGGTAATGCACAAAGTGCTGCAAAGGCAATTTCTTGGGATCTTCTTCTGCCCAGTTACGCCTTATAGAAAGAATCTTGCGAGAACTATGCTCAATAGTCACTACATAAGGAAGCGCAATGCCTGTAGGCTCCCCTCTCTGGGTATCTTCATAACCAGCAAGGTCAACATCCACCACCATCTCAAGCAATGTATGGCGATTATCCAT